ACCAGTCGACCGCCGATCGCCGCAGCCGCCGCCTCGACGGTGGCGGGAGTGGATTTCCACTCAATGCGACCAAGATCGGCGTGGATGTTGATGCGGCGATCGCGTGGATGGCCGAGCTGATCGAGCAGCAGGCCGGTCGCGTGGCCAATCGAGACGCTATCTTTCCCGCCGGAGAGCGAGACGGCGACCGGCGCGCCGCTCGCGATGGCAGAGCGGACGCGATCGTCGATCGCGAGCTGTTGAAAACCGGTCGCGAACATATCGAGGGTGAAAGCACGAGGCATCAGACTAAGCTTTTCGAAAGCTCGAGTGCCTGCTGCTCGCTGAAGCCGGCTTCGATATAGGCCAGGAACATCGACCGCTTCGCCTCGGCGATCGCGGTGCGCTGCTCCGTCATCTGCCGCAACGCGCGAGCTAGCTGTGCGAAGTCGCCTGCCATCTGGTCGCGTTCGAGGTTCGGCAGCTCGCGGACATTATCGTCGCTCATGCGCCGATCTCGCGCTTGGCCTGATCGTAGGCAGCGACCAGGTCATCCCACGCGCCGCGGCAACCGCCGGCGTCTGGGTGCAGCTCGCGAGCGAGGGCGCGATAGGCCCGGTCGACGTCGGCGCGGGAGGGTTGCTCCTCGGCAGCGAAGCCGAGCGTCCCTCGCCAGGGAAGCGTCGACGCCTGGCCGGGGGCAGGCAGCGCTACATGACCGGCGAACGACTGGCGCAGGTTGGCGACGCCCCACCGGCTCTGGCCGCGGAGCGCATCGATGTGCGCGGCGATCGCGGCGATGTTGTCCTGGACGGTGTTCCAGCGGTCACAGGCAAGGACGTGGGGCTTGCCGTCGAGGTGGAAGTAGAACGCTACACCGGCGTCCGCTGGGTCTTTGCGGCTGACGTTCTGATCGCGACCGCCGGACGCGGTGTACCGGATGTTGGTCGACAGGATCATGTCCGTCGTGCGCCAGTTCTGGCCGTGGCGAGTCATCGCGTAGACCTGATCGGAGAGGCGCTTCTTGGCCGCGGTCAGGGTCATGTGCGTGCCGCGGTCGCGGAACAGGGCAGGCTTCGGTTCGGCCGTCCGCGGCCGGCCGTTCGGCCAGGCGAGGGGATAGCCGGGTTCGATCTCAGGCCGGGTCATCAGTCGGTCCCTTCTGGGTTGCGTCGCCGGCGAGGAATGAGCGGGCGGAGAGGCAGTTGGCGGACCAGTCGCGGATGCGACCCTCGCGCCAGGCGGCGTTGATCTCGGTGCGCAGCGGGCGCGGCAGGGCGAACCAGTGCGGGCGGCACATGAGCTTGCCGCGCGGCACCTCGATCGAGCAGCCGGGCGCGCTGCACGCGCGTGCAGGACGGGCGGCGCGGGTCATCCGGCGCACGCTTGGAGCTGCGCCAGTCGGCGTTGCGTCTTCTCGATCAACAACGGCAGACGATGGCGGCGCAGACGGGCCCGTGCGCGGCTGCGCTCGATCAGCCAGAGGAGGCGGTCAGCTTCGTCGCGCGTCAGCGCGCGCTCGCGGTTGTTCGCCTCGAGCTGCGCCAGTTCGGCTTCCTGCTGTGCGACGGGGATCTGTCCGCGTGCCATCACCGGCGGCTCCCGCTGAGGCTGGCGAGCAGGATCGCGAGCGTGATCGGGAACGCGATCACCGCGAGCAGCACGATCAGGACGGTCTTGAGGCGAAACGCGCGTGGGCGCGGAGTGTCAGTGCTCATGCGGCGACTCCGAAGAGAGAGGTTTGCCCGGCGTTGGCCGAGATGAGGGCGCGGCGGGCGTTGGCCTGGGCGCGCAGGGCGATGGTGGTGTCGACCAGGAAGCGAGCCGAGGGCTTGGCGGTTTCCCACCACAGCAGCGTGTCGACCGCGTCCGCGAAGCCGGTCACCTCTGGGTCGGTGGGCGCGAGATCGGCGGCGGTGCGCGCAACAATGCTTGCGGCCTCGAGCGCAGCGACGCGCTCGAATGCCCAAGCCCCTTGCCCGTCGCCGTCGCGCAGGCCAGCGGGCTCGGGCTCGATCGCGGCCAAGGCGCGCCACTCGGCCGCGATCGCGCGCATGACTCTGGTGCCGGTTTCGGCCTTGGCGCTGTCGAGCGTTCCGGCCTCGACTAGTGCACGGTTGGTATCGCGGCGCTGGCGGTAGAGGTGACGGGCAACCGCAGCGAGCAGCGTGTGGTCGTTGAACCAACGGGGGCGGGTCACAGGAGTTGCCCCTGCGCCGGAAGGAGGGGCGCAAAGCCGAGCGCTTCCTCGGGTACGTGGAAGAGACCCTGACGTCCGGTGAACGGCACCGGCACGGCGAGCGGCTCGATATCGGCGAGCAACCAGCCGAACCGGTTCGGCCCATAGTTCCCGTACAGCGCCTCGACGTCGCCAACGTGGGTCGCCAGCTGCTCGGTTGGCACTACGTCGACGAGACGCGCCAGCGCGACGATTGCGCCGAAGGGCAACTCGCGCGGCAAGCGCCATGAGCGCATCTCCGCAATATGGAAGTCGCGCTGCTCGGAAGTGAAGAGTTTGGCCGCATGTATCGCGAGCGGCCCGCGGAAGTCAGTCGACCAGTGACGCGTCTCGATCCGCTTGTGGCCAAGCGCGATCGCCGACGCCCAGGGCTGCCAGAGACTCAGCGCTTTCATCACCGCAGCCCCAAGGCTTCGCGGTAGGTTTCGACGACGGCCTCGAGCTCGTCGCGGTGGTGCTTCTCGGTTTTCCGCAGCGTCAGGATCGCCCGGATGCCCTTCACGTCGAAGCCGGTGGACTTGGCCTCCGCCAGCACGTCGGCGAAGTCCTGCTGGGCATCGTGGACCTCCTCGGCGATGCGCTCGAGGCGCTCGATAAACAGCCGCAGCTGCTCGGCCCCGCTCGCGCCATCGGTGCGGATCGGGTCAGGCACGACGGGCTTCTTGCGCCCTCGTGCGACGGGCGCTGGAGCGCCGCGTGGGGCAGGCATGTGGCGGACGTTGCCGGCTCCGTCACGGACGGCGCGCATGGTCAGCGCGTTCATGCCGCAACGCTCGCGGCTGCCGCCGAACGCTCGACGCAATGGCTGCAGAGCGCGGCGGTGACCCAGGTGCAGACGCTGTCGTCGTGCGAGCAGGCGTCGTGGCCGCTGCAGCCGCAGCTGCGACAGATGCGCGGGTGGCGGTCGGCGGGCTCGGAGGCGAGCTGGCGGTAGACGGCCGGATCGAAGGGGATCAGCGAGGCAATGCGGCGCAGGGTCGCATCGCTGGTCGCGATGGCGCCGGGCTGCTCGAGCAATGCCAGCTCGCCACGCAGCCGCCGGAACGCGATGCGGCTTTCCGTGACGGAGAGCGGCGGAACGGGATTGGGGCGGCCGTGCGCGGCGATCGTGGCATAGTCGCGTGCGAAGCGGTCGGGCTCGTACCCGGCCGCGACGCGGCGGAGGCGTAGATACTCGTGCGGGGCGAATGGGCCGTACACGGCGGTAGTGACCGCGTCGGCTAGGCGGCTGATGCCGTGGCGGCGTTCGGGCAGGGTGAAGTGGCGCATGTCAGCGTTGCTCCTCAGCGGGCGGTGGATTGGGGGTGGTCGGGGTTGCGGAAGATCCAGCACTTCACGCTGCGGTCGGCGCGCGAGTTGGTGGTCTTGTTGCTCTCGACGAACTTGCGGCGCTTGCTGGAGCGCAGATGCCGCTGCAGCTCGGTCATCGGGCACGGCAGGCGCAGGCCGGCGTCCGCGCACTTCTTCTCGAACTCAACCAGGTTGATCGCGTGCAGGTCCGGCGTGCGGCTGTGGTCGACCGGGTGGGACGGGTTCGTAGCGTGCGACAGCTCCTCGCCGGCGCGGAAGTAATCGAAGCGTTCCCAGAACCATTCCACGTGCTGGTGATCGCTCTCGACGGTCCGCTGCCGCTCCTCCAGCATTGTCAGGATGAAAGCGTGGGCTTCGCCGATCTGCGCATCGGTCAGGTTGCCGACCAGCAGGCGCATGGCGTCGAGCATCGCGGCGAGCTGCGCGTGGTTCTTGGCCAGACGGCCGTTGCGGATGCCGGGATGCCGCAGCATCGCGACCTCGTGACGGCGGAACGCTTCGCGGTACGCCTTGAGGATCGCCTCTTCGCGCCGCACGGCGTGGATCACGAACCCGGAGACCGCTTCGACGTCGATGCGGCTCAGCTGCTCCCCCGCCGCTTTGCCGGCGGAGGAGAAGCGGGTCTTGTCGAAGTGGATCGCCATGATGCGTTCGCGCAGGGCCGGCGAAGCGTCGACGGTGTCGTTCTGCGCGATGACGATCGCGCCGCGGAAGGGCGGCTCGAACGTCTCCATGCCGCCATTGGCGATCGCGCGGGTGCGAACGGCGCGACCGTTATAGGCGGTCTTTAGCTCGTCCCACTCGAAACGCTTGCCGTGCGGCGTGTCCTGGTTGCGGTCGCCCTCGATCAGCACGACGGGCAGGTTGCCGACCTGACCCAGCGTCCGCGCGATGCCGGCATTGGTGGCCTTGGTCGGGTCGAAGCCCTCGTAATTGCCCCGGCCGGCCAGCTTCCAGAGGAACTCTAGGAGCGTCGTTTTGCCGGTGCCGGGCAGGCCGGTCATCTCGAGGAAGGCAAGGCTGTCCTGCTCGCGCCGGACATGGTCGGCAAAGAAGCTGAGCACCCAGAAGGCGAGGGTGACGATGCCCTTCGCGCCATAGGCAGTGACCAGCGGCGGCACCCAGGTCAGGTCGACCTTCTCGGGATCGTAGGTGATCTTGAGCGGTCGATCGGCGGTGCGCAGCTTCACCGATTGCTTGCCGAGCACGAAATAGTCGTCGTCGTTCGGCTCGTGGACGCGGCCCTTGTGAACGGCGATCTCGCCGAAGATCCAGGCACCGTGCTCGATCGAATAGCCGATGTGCTGGATGGCCTCGACCATGCGTATGTCGGCCCACTGGCGGAGCATGAGCCGGTCGATCTGGTACTGGCTGCCGGTCCACTGCGCGCCAGGCGCGATCGAGGCGAGCCGCTTCTTGAACTCGCCGTTGGTGGCGCAGGCCGAACCTGAGAACGTTGCCTTGACCGTCGCGCGATCGCTGGGAAAGTCGACGCGCAGGAAGTAGGCGCCCTCCTCGAGGTTAGGATCACGCTGAAAGTAGAGGGTGCGAAAAACGCAGTTGGCCAGCTCGTCGATATCGGCGGCTTCGGCCGCGGCCTTGTTCCACTGCTGCTCGAAGGGGAGCGCTTTAAAGTCGGCCAGCTCGGGGTCGTTGCTCTCCGACCAGGTCTGCATGATCCCCTGGATGCGCTCTGCCGAGAATGTCGCCCAAAGCTGCCGCCCTCCGAAGATCATCGGGAACGACGCGAACCGCTCGCGCTCGTAGATCAGCATTGCCTTGGCGGAGGCGTTCGGCGCGATCGTGACCTCGCCATTCCACCGGTAGGTGTCTAGATCGGTGTTGGTCAGCTTTTCGCGCTGGTGCAGGTCGTTCCAGTCGAGCTTGTCACCGTCGCCGTCAGGCCGGACCTGGGCGGCGCCGCACGTCCATCCGGCCTCGCGAGCACGCGTCACAAATCGGCGTGTCCAGTCGACGCCTGCCTTGCCGACGTCGAAAGCCCAGATCAGTTTCGGCCCAGGGCGACCGATCGCGGCGGCAGCACGGCGCAGCTCGCCGAGCGCGGCCTCCGGATAGTTGTTGCAGCTCATCAAGCCGACGGCGGCGACCTTGCCACCCTGGGTCAGCGCGATCGCGTCGAAGATGCCCTCTGCGAGCCACAGTTCGGACGCGGCCGCGAGGTCGGCCATGGTGGTGCCAGGCAGGTGCCACCACTGGCCGCGGTATGCGGTGCCATAGGAGAAGCGCGCCTTCTTCTTACCGAAGCGGGCAGGCTGATCGATCAGCCGTTCCCAATAGCCGCCGCCCGGCAGCGCGAAGCGCACGGTGGCGGTGCTGATCCCCAGCTCGCGGTCGCTATAGGACTCCTGGCTGTAGGCACCCCGCAGGCCGGTCAGATCGAAGCCGCGCGCGTGCAGCAGGTAGGCGTCGGCCGCGGCGTTGGGGTTCTGGGGCGTCTGAACGTGACGCTTCGACCAGTCGTCGAAGATGTCGGGATAGAGCTGCTTGACGTGGAAGGTCTCGCCGCAGCGGTTCTCGCGGCCGCAGCGCAGCACCCACGGCTTCTCAGCGCCGGTCCACAGCTCCTTCTTGCCGCACGCGGGGCACTTGCCCTCGCGCAGGTACGCGCCGCGTTCCTTGAGGCCGTATTCGGCCACCAGGCGCGTGGTAACTTCGCGGTGGAGGTCGGGTTGCAAGGGAGGTGGTTCTTTCGGGCAAGCGGGTGGCGTCGCCGGAAGCGGGGTCGCTGCCGGCCGGGTCGTTCGGGGACGGGGTAGGGCGGCCTAGGCCGCGGTGATCAGGTGCTCATGGCGGCTGCGATCGCTGCGCCCATGCCGGTGTCGTTGGCCGGTATTCGGTGATTTTCGTTCGCCGGAACCGGTCGGTTAGCAAAAGGGAGGCGGACCTCCGGGTTCGGCTTGGTGCCGCGCCTGACGGCGCGGATCAGCGCCATCTGCGCGTGATAGTAGGCACCGCAGTCGTGATCGGCGCAAACCAGCCGCAGTTCGCGCACGGTGTCGGTGATCTTCTCGCTGCCGCGGGTGAACATCTTGCCGCCGCAGTCCGGACACGGAAACCGCAATGGATTGTTGGTAGGCTTACTCACTGTTCCCCCTCCCCGAGGGCTTTCCCCGCGGACGGCCCCGCGCCGGCCGGGAGGAAACTGGTCAGGCGCTGCACCAGCGCGCCGGTGGCTTGATGTGCCTCGTTGGCCTGGACGAGCGCGCGATGCGTCTCGATTGGTGAGGCGTTGGGGGCGGAAACGGTAAGCGCGGCGTCGATCGCCTCGCCGCACTCGCGGGCGGTGGTCTGCACAGCCTCGACAAGGGCAGAACGGTCCGCGGTCAGTGCCGCGCTAGTCAGATCCAGCTGGTGCGCGTGCGCCGCAAGGAAGGGCGCTCCCTCGCCACCGGCGGCGATGTAGGCAGCGTCGAGCGCGATCATCTGCTCGAGGCTGGGGCGGGTAGCGGTGTCGGGGTTGGCCCACTCGTAGATGGTGCGCTCGGAGCGGCCGACCACGAGGCCGGCCTCGGCATAGCCCAGCTCGCCCGCAACGCGGGTCGCAGCCTCCGCCCAGGTGTGGGGGACGCGCAGCTTGGTCATGGGCGCACCCAGCCGGTTGGCGTGGCGCGGTTGATTGCGCCGGTGTCGAAGCCGGTGCGATCGGTCAGGCTGGAAGCCGCGATGCTGATTGCGTCAACAGCGGCCTTGCCCAGGTAGAGACGCTCGTTGCCGCTCAGATCAATGGGCGGCAGCTGACGCCCCGGCCCAGCGCCCGAGTTCCAGGCCTCCGCGATGGCGTCGCCCGCGATGCGGTAGAGATCGAAGGTGTTCATGCCGCACTCCGCTGCGAAACCGGCTGATGATCGCAGCCGACGCCGCCCTGCATCCGCTCTAAGGCGGAGGCGCAGCGCTCGAGGTTGGGGGACGGGGAAGGTGTTTCAGGTGGATAAATATCAGGACGGAGCAGGTGGCGAGAGACGCCGGTTTCCCGTTCCGCAGCGAGGACGTGCTGAGGCGGAAGACGTTTGCTGCTCTGCAGCCACTTCCACACGGCAGGCTGGCCAACGCCGAGCAGACGCGCGAAAGCCGATTGCGAGCCGGCTCGCGCAACGGCTGCCTTTAGCGCTTCGAATGGTGTCGCTACCGAGTCCATGCGCTCTTCCTATTACCAGAGGAATACAGCGGTCAATAACAAAGTGCGGTAGCGGTCTATTCCGTAGGCGATAGGTTCCGGCCGTGATCAAGAGCGACCGCGTAAGAGAGAGAATGACGGCCTGCGGGTTGAACCAGTCGCAGCTGGCCCAGCGCGTCGGGATCACGCAGGGCGCAATTGCCAAGATTGTGAGCAACAATCCGGGGGGGTCATCGCACTTGCATCGGATTGCGCGGGAGCTTGGCACTACGCCCGCTTACCTGACAGGCGAGACCAATGATCCAAGCGAAGGGGCTTCGCCGGCCCCAACACCGGCGGAGATAGCCGAGCAGCTCGATCTCGTGCCCGTGGCCGTTGTCGACCTCGCCTATGGCATGGGCGGCACGTTCGCGGACGATCCGGTGAACGTCGAGATTATGCAGTTTCCCGCGCCGTTCATGCACGCGATGTCGCCAACCTCGCCGGCGCTGCTGACCTGGGCTCGTGGCGAAGGCGACTCTATGACGCCGACGATCGGCGACGGCGACCCTGTGCTAATTGATCGCTCACAACGGCGCGTCGAGAAGCAGGACCTGATCTGGGCGTTCACGATCGGCTCAATTGCATCAATCAAGCGTCTACGCATCCAAGGCGATCGAGCCCTCATCCTCTCCGACAACACGACGGTTCCGGTTGACGAGGCGTTGCTGGACGAGATCAACATTGTCGGCCGGGTCACTCGCGTGATCCGCCGGCTCTAACGGAAATAGCGGGCAGTAGAATGGAAGCGATTGGCGCACTTCTTGGGCTGTCGGGGATGCTGGCGCTGATCGTTGGCGCTGCACTGCTGGCAATACCTGCCCTGCGGCGCAAGGTCAGACCTAACCTGGGTCGGAACGTGCTGATCGGCGGAGCTGCGGCGTTCTTCGCTGGGTTTGCGCTCTCCCCCGATGTACCTCCCCCGGCTGGTACTGCAGCAGGAACAGCATCGGCGACACGCAAGGAAGCTTCGTCGGCCCAAGCGGGACCAAAGGCAATTGCTCCAGCCGTCAGTTTGCCTCAACAGGTCAAAGCATTGGACTCGCAGATCGGCTCAGTAGAGTTGGCCGAGATAAACCTGTGGGTCACCATCGATCTAAAGGAGGTTTGGACACCAAAGCAGTATCCGTTCTCCGGTGCGATGGTGATCAAGAAGATAGCTGGTGCCCTCCAGGCAGGCGAGATTACGCCTGAAAAGGAGGTGAAATATTTGCAGGTGCAGATGACTGGACCAACCACCGGTAGGCTCGGTGAAGAGGGGCGGTCGCGGTTTCTCAGCCTGCGATTGGCCATGGACGATCTGCGCAAAGCCAAGCTCGATAACATGACCCCGCCGGACTTCCTCAACATCGCGGATGAGATCGTCGTCAGCAACGCTGTCGGAAACGAGGTCATCACCCAATTTTGCTCCGACGAAGACTACGCGGATTGGGGGCGAGAGTTTTGCGGCAAGGTTCGTTGAGCGCGTCCTAAGCCGTCTCGAGCTTAACGCTGGTCCGCAGCCCCTCGCCCGCGAAGCTGTGGGTCACCTCGGCGACGATCCACGACACCGCGTCGATCTCCGCCTTGAACCCGCTGACCCGTGTCGCGCGCTCGGGAAAGAGGTCAGGTTGCCCCAGGGCGAGCGAGAGCGACAGGCTGAGCGGCTCGCGCCGAGCGCGACCGGCCGCGGCCTTAGCGGCGCGCTGTGCCTCCGCCTCGCTGGCGTAGGTGCGCGGCAGGCGCTTCGCGCCGTCTTTCTTGCCGGCCGTCACCGTCTTCTTCTTCGCCGCCGCCCGGTCGTGCCAGCTGGCGGTGACGCCTTCCGCCTCCTCCCGCTTCTCACGTCGAAAATCGTGCGTGTCGCCCTCACGTCGTGCGATCGCCAGCGGCGCCAGCGGCTTGCCCGTTGGCGTGGCGGCAGCCCCAATCGGCGCGAAGATCAGAGTGCCGGCCTTGAAGGTCGCGACCGCGTCATGCTCGCGGCCGAGCCGCTTCACCAGCGCCATGTCGCTTTCCCGCTGCTGCGCCAGCGTCTTGACCGGGACGTTAGCAAGCGCCGGCGCGCAGCGCAGCGTCAGCCCTTGCCGGCCGGCCACCTGGCCCAGCACGGCCCCCAACCTCGTGTCGTGCCAGCTGCCGTCGCGCCGCCGGCGCAGGTCGCCGGTCATGTCGGCCGAGCGGGCGCGGATGGTGATCACGTCGGGCGGGCCGCCATGGCCGACCTCGTCCACCACGAAGCTGCCCTTGTCGACCAGGCCGACGGTGACGTCGCCGCCCTGGCGCCAGCCAAGCTGGACCTGCAACCGCGCGCCCTCGCGCGGCAAGGCGACGCGCCCGTCGGTATCCCCGATGACGATGTCCAGCTGGTCGGCCTCGCCGCCCCGCTTTTCGGTCAAGGTGAGGCTGACCAAGCGCGGTCGGATGCGATCGGTGAGGTCAGTGTTGTCGAGCGTCACCCGCAGGTCGGCGATGTTGGCGGAGCCGGCCATCAAGCGGCCTGTCGTTCGTCGACGGCGAGCAGGTCGATGCCGAACTCAATCTTGCGCGGCGTGCCGTCAGGGAAGAAGGCGCTGTGCTTCTCGTCGATGCCGGTGATGACGAACGCGCCGAACACACGGCCGCTGCCGTCGACCAGGGGCCAGCACTCTCCCGTCGATGCCATCTCCCGCAGCTCGTCGAGCGAGGCGCGCCCGTCCTGCAGCTCGGCCACCGCGACGCCGTTCAAAGCGATCGTCTCCTCGCCAGGGCCGA